AGGAAGGCGGCAGACACCAAGCCATCCAAGGCTGACGACAAGTGACGTTGGTGCGCGCCGCCGGTACCTGCCGTGCCGGCGGCGCACACCGCCCCCAATACCCGAGGAGGTGAAACGTGTACGCCGCACCCATCCGCGCCGTGATCGGCGCCCCCGTAACCGTCACGTTCACCCCCGTAGATTCCAACGGCGAACCGTCTACGACCGACCCCGGCACCGTGACCGTGAGCGTCGCCCGCGCTGATGGCTCCGTATTGGTGGCTCCTGGGGCCGCTACGGCGACAAGCGGCTCTGAGCGGACCTACACACTGTCCGGCGGTCTGAACACGCTCCTGGACCAACTGACGGTCACATGGACGGCCGCCGCGGCCACCATCGGCACGACCGTCATCGATGTTGTCGGCGGTGTGTTCTTCACGGTTGACGAGATCCGGGCCGCCGTCCCGATCCTCGCTAACGCCACCGACGACACCGCAGCGACGCTCATCCAGGCGCGCGCCGAGGTAGAGGCTCTGTTCGAGCGGGCGGTTGGCGGCACGTTGTCGTTCGTCCCCCGGTTCGACACGGCCACGATGTACCACCGAGGCGAGCGCATGCTGCGTCTCCCGCACTACTTCTTGCGCCGCGTCCGCTGGGCCCGCTACTGGTACAGCACCGACACATACACGGTTGTCGATCCGGTGCAGCTCGCCACCATCCAGCCCAACGAGGCCGGCCTCGCCCTTCTCTACGACGACACCGACAGTTGGCCCACTGGCCGGCTGGTCGTCGGCTACGAACACGGCATGGACGCCCCGCCCCCCGACGTCAAGCATCAAGCATTCGCCGCTGTGCGTCGCCAGGTGAGTCAGTTCCGCTCGGCGGTCGACTCCCGCGCCATCTCGTACACCGGCCCGAACGGCGAGGTGCAACGGTTCCCGACCCCCGGCCTCGGCCCATGGGTCACCGGCGTGCCCGAGATCGACGAGGTGCTCAAGTCGTACCGCGCCGCCTATTCGATGACCAAGGTCGGCTGAGTGGCGGCCGGTCTGTCCGTCGTCATCGACGCCATGATTGACGTCGCCGAGCGCATCGAGGCCGCCCCCTGGCCGGCGCACCCGACGACGACCCGCACCCCGAAGGTCGGCAAGGCCCTCGAAACCATCGAGTCGCCAGATGAGTGGATCGACGTGTCATCCCGCACCGACGACAACTCGGAGATCGTCTGGACCCGCATCGCGGTCGGCGCCCCGCAGCGCCGCGATGAACGGTTCTGGCTCGACGTGCTCATCGCTTCCGACGTCCCGCATCGCTCACGCATTGCCGCGTTGCAGCGCCTCAACGAACTAAAGGCCGTGCTCGAGCGTCTGTTCGTCGACGCCGCCGGCGTCTACCACCCGGTAGGCGAGGCGTTCCCGTGGTCGGCCAACCTCGGCGGCGTCCGCCAGGTCGTCGCCCGCGCCGACCGCACCGACCAGGGATGGACGGCCCGAGCCATCGTCTCCATCGCCGTCGCTGCCCGTATCTGACCCACCGTCTTCACCAGGAGCGTTTCATGCCAAAGTCAGTGACCTACGTCGGCGGCCACGGCGGCGGCGTCAACGTGCAGCTCGAGGTCGGCTCGTACGTCTTCGCCGATCACTCGGGCCCTGTCGACTTGCCCGACGACATCGCCGACGAGCTCGTCGACCGTGGCGAGTTCGTCTACGCGTCGGCGGCGTCCGAGTCGGGCGCGCCGGCCAAGTCGGCCGGTAAAGACGACTGGGCCGCCTACCGCATGGCGCAGGGCCACGACGTCGAAGGTCTCACCAAGGACGAGCTCGTTGCTCTCCCCGACACTGCCCCGGAGGGCTGACACATGGCGATCGCATCCACCCTCTCGGGCCAGGTCGGTTTCAAGGTAGAGACCACGCCAGGCACGCGCATCGCCCCCGACAAGTGGGCAGAAGTGCGCCAGGCCACCGGCACCTTCGGCCGCAAGACGCTCCGTTCGCAGGCCATCGGCGGCGGCGGCGCGTTCAAGAAGCCACACCTCCTGCTCGGGCAGGAGCCGGCGTTGCATGTCGTCATGGAGGCCGCCGCCGAGAACATCGGTTCGATGCTGAAGCTGGCGCTTGGTACTCCGGTCACCACCGGGCCGGTGTCGACGATCTACACGCATACGTTCAACTGGCTTCTGACAAACCCATTGCCGACCGCAACGTTCCAGATGGGTATGACCGAGACCTCGGATGGCGTCACCAAGCCGTTCGACTGGATCGGCATGATGGTGTCCACCTGGGAGATGTCGATCACCCCCGATGAATACGTGCTGATGACGTACGACCTTGTCGGCCGGCGCGGCGTTGTCGACCAGACGCTCGCCACCCCGACATGGCCGACGTTGGCCGGCGGGTGGACGTCACTCAACGCCACGCTGTCGCTGCTCGGTAGCACCGAGTGCTTCACGGCGCTGACGATCAAGGGCGACAATCAGCTCGACATCTCGGCGGTCGTCTGCGGCACCAACCCTGGCGAGCGCAAGGTCCGCCAGGCTGGTGGCCCGATGATCACGGGCACGATCGACCAGGATTTCGAGGACATGACGCTCTTCAATGCGTTTGTCAACGGCACGCCTGGCGCGCTGGTGCTGACGATGACAAACGGGCTGCAGATCCTCACGATGACCGGTCGTATCCAGTTCGTCGAGGACTCCACGCCTGGCCTCGAGGGCGAGGCCCAGATCATCGGCCAGTCGTGCCCGTTCGAGTTCGTGCGTGACGGGTCGAACACCGACGCCCAGACGTTCCAAATCGCTCTGCAGTCGACGGTTACGGGAGCCCTGCTGTAGTGAAGGCACTCACGCAGGCAGTGATCGTGGCGGCGGTAGCGGTGGGTGCGTTCACTCTGGGCGCACGCAACGGTGCGATTGGCGTGGTCAAGGTCGCCCAAGCACAAGCACGCCGCAACGCCGAGCGTCGCGCGGCGACCTTCGCCGACGCGTAGGGGAGGACCGCCGTGGCCGATGAATTCGGCGAAGTGCGTAGGTATCTGCAGAAGCTGGACGACACGCTGTCATCCCCGGCGACCGCCAAGCGACTACAGCGCGCTGGGTCAAAGGAGGCGACCGACGCCGCCCGCCACGTCGGCCGAGCTCGCCGGTTGCACAACTGGCACGGATCGAAGCTCGACGCCCGCGAGGTCGACGACGGCGCCGCCCTCGCCGGGCCCTGGCGTCTGTTCGAGGAGGGCCGCCGCAGCAGTGGCGAGATCCAACCCCGCAGCGCTCAAGCCGTGCTGACCCCCGAAGGTCCCCGCGCTAACTCCTCGTACGGTTCCTCGTCCGGGATCGGTGTCTACACCGACGCATCCGAGCTCGCGCGGCGCACCGTCCCCAAGGCCGTCTACGAAGAGTGGCAAGTCCAAGTCCGCCGCGCTGTGAACTGAGGACGACGTGAGCACCTTCTCCGACACCATCAAGCTCACCGTTGACGTCATCGCCGGCCAGACCCAGAGTTTCAAAGGGTTCCTCGGCAACCTGAAGTCGGACTTGAGCGACGCCGAGGGTGGCTTTAACAAGTTCAAGGTTGCCGGCGGCGGCGCCATGTCGTTCGTCTCGAACAACGCCGCCGGCCTCGCCGCTGGCGCTGGCGCTGCTGTCGCGGCGTTCGCCGTCTCGGCGATCTCTGACTTTCAGGAGCTGGCCGGTGAGGTCGGCAACTTCCGCGACGCCCTCGGGCTGACGTCCGACGAGGCGTCCCGCTGGGTCGAGGTCGCTGGCGACCTCGGCATCGGTGCCGACAAGCTCGAGAAGTCGATGGGGCTGATGCTCCGCACGGCTGCCTCGAGCCCGCAGGTGTTCAAGGATCTCGGCGTCCAGATCGCCTACGCCAAAGACGGGTCAGTCGACGCCAACGGCACGTTCCTCAACGTCATCGCCCGACTCAACGCCATGCCCGATCCGGCGGCGCGTGCCGCGGCGGCGCAGAAGCTCCTCGGCCGTGCCTGGATGGACTCGGCCGAGCTCATCCAGCTCGGCGCCGACGGCGTCAAGGCGCGGCTCGACGAGGTGTCCGGCGCCAAGATTCTGAGTGACGATCAGATCGCCCAGTCGCGTGAGTTCCGCGACGCGATGGACGACCTCGGGGACCGCGTCGACAAGATCAAGAATCAGGTTGCTACGGCGCTGATTCCCATCCTGACCGACCTGGCCGGCGTCGTCGGTCCGGTCATCGACGGGTTCGGCAAGCTCCGCAGCGCGATGGAGTCCATCCACGACATCCCCATCGTCGGCTCGATTGTGACCGGCTGGATCAATCCGCTGCAGCGATTCAAAGACGTCCTCGACGCCATGCCGACGGACGACGAGATCCACGATCGCCTGTTCGGCGAGGGCATGGACGACATCGAGGCGTCGCTGTCGCCAGAGCTGATCGCCAAGATGGACGCGGCCAATGACGCCGCACTGAGGCTCGGCGCATCCGTCGACATCGCAACCGGGTTCTTCGCCGGGCATGTGGTGTCCGTCGAGGATGCTGCTGCCGCCGAGAAGGCTGCAGCCGACGCCGTCAAGGAGCACGACGCACGTCAGAAGAACATCGCCGACACCCTCTCCGACGTCAACGCCAAGATCCAAGAGACGATCGAGCGTCTCCTCGCGTTGCACGAAGAGTCGGTGAACGCCGCTGACGCGACGCTCAACGCCGAGGATGCGCAGCGCAAGTTTGGCGAGGCCGTCGCCGCGTCCACCGAGGTCAACAAGGACGCCAAGTCGACCGCCGACGACAAGGCTGACGCCGTCGCCAACGAGCGCGACGCGATGATTGACGCCGCCAAGGCGGCCGAGGCCAAGACGGACGCCGACGCAAAGGCCAACGGCGTCACCGCGACCGGCACTCAGAAGATCGACGCGTTCAACTCATCGCTGCTGATCAACGCCACGCAGGCCACCCCCGCAGCGCGGGACGCCATCACTGACTACATCCTCGAGGCCAACGGCGTGCCGGCATCGAAGGGCACCGACATCCGGGCAGCGATCGCGGCGGGGGATTTCAACCTTGCCGCCCAGCTCCTCGCCGGGCTGTCCGCGCCCCGCAACGCCGCCATCCAGGCCGAGGCCACCAACGTGGCGGCGACCGCCCGCACCCTCGACGATCTCGCCAGGTCGCGCACCGCGCCGATCCGTGCCAGCTTCACCGGCGGCGCCCAACAGTCCGGCGCCATCGGCGGCACCCAGGACCCGCGCTACCAGTCGACCGTCGGCGAGTACGGCCGAGAGGTCGTCGACTGGCGCCTCGGTCGGCCGAAGGTCATCCCCCGCGCCGAGTCGGCCAACCTCCTCGGCCGTCAGAACGGTGGCGACTCCTACACCATCAACATCAACGGCAGTGACGCGCGCGAGGGCGTCTTTGAGTTCGAGCGGTGGATGTGGCTGCGTAACGCCCAGCCTGGTCGCGGATGACCGTCTATAGCGCGACCCTCCGCGGCTATGCGGTCGGCGACGGTCAGGCGTGGGAATGGACAACCAACCCGCAGCTCGGCTTCGGCGAGTACCGCGCCGAGCGCTCGGCACTCCTCGGCCGCCACGGCACGGTGGCGACCTCGGGCGACTGGGGTGGGGCCACCGTCGTGGAGTGGGGTGTCGAGTACCACCACCCCGAGATCAGTGGCTCGCTCCGCCCTCGTGCCGCCGAGCTCGCCGGGTTGGATCTCCGTGCCGCCTGGCGCCCGCACACTGAGTCCGGGCTCCTTGAGCTCGCCCTCGAATTGCACTCGGGCCCGTACGTCTACCGTGGCCGGCCGCTACGGCCGTCGGTGCTGACCGATGAGTTCGGTGCCGGCATCGGCACTCTCCGGTTCGATGTCATCGATCCGCTGCTCTACAGCGGCGCGCAAAGCCAAGCCGCCGTCGCTGTCACCAACGTGGTTGTTGGTGGCTTCGACACACCGTTGGTTACGCCGCTTGTCACCACGTCATCGGGCTCGCTCGGTGATGCGAGCGTCTTCTCGTTCGGTACGGCTGACGCTCCGTGGACCGCGCAACTGTTCGGGCCTCTGACTGACCCGCGCATCATCCTCAACGGTCAGTCGATCAACATGACCGGCAGCATCCCCGCCGGCTCGATCCTGCTCGTCGACTCCCGCACCGGACGCGTCACGCTGGATGGTGCCATGCGACCATGGGTGCTCGCGACGTCGACATGGTGGGACATCCCGCCCGGGTCCTCCACGTTCTCGCTCCGGGCCGCCGCCGGCACCGGGTCCGCTGTCCTCACTTGGCGCGATGCCTTCTACTAGACCGGAGCCGACCGTGCCGAAGAAGCCCCCCCGTCTCAAGTGGGTCGGCGATGCCACCACGGATGGCCGCTACGGCATCGGCCGCATCGTCGACGTAGCCACCGGCAAGAAGTCGTACTTCCTCGCCACGTCGCCTGTCGACGATCCGCCGCCGCCGTGCCCTACAAAGGCCAAGGTGAAGGCCCAAGCCCAAGCGATCCAGGAGCAGCTCTAGATGGCGACCCTTACCAAGCCCTACGCCCTCGGCTCTGCCACTCATGCGGCCCGCGTGCTCCGCAACGACACGGCCGCCCACTTCGGACAGCCTGTCATCTCGCACGCCAACTCGGTGTCCGCCACCACCCGTGGCGGTGCCTACGGTGTTGTCGGTGCCGGCGACCTCCTCGTCACCCCGACCACGGGTCTCGGCTGGTCCTGTGCCGCCGGCCGCGTCGTCGCCGTCGGCACCTCGGCCACGGCGCAGGGCGCGTACACCGGGCTCAACGACGCTGCCCTGACAGGCACCCTGTCGGCTCGTGACGCCACGTTCTCGCGTATCACCCTCATCTGCTACCGGGTGCGTGACACCGACGAGGACGCCACGACGTTCGAGGATGACGGCATCATCATGATCGACGGCACGGCGTCGGCCTCTCCCGCCGTCCCGTCAATCCCTTCGTCGCTCGGATCGCTCGTCGTTCTCTCTCAGGTGACGGTCCCGCCCGGCGCGACGGCGCCGACGTACCTCGACGTGCGGATGCGCGCCGCCGCGCTCGGCGGCACCATCATTTGTAAGTCGTCGACACGGCCGACCGGTGCCGCCCTGTGGGCTGGCGTCCACATCTACGAAACTGACACGGGTTTCGAGTACGTCTACGACGGAGCGGCGTGGCGGCAGACGTCTCCGGTGGTGTGGTCGAAGCAGGCGACCATCAACATCGCCAACACCACCACCAGCGGTCTGGACACCACCATCAACTTCGGGCCGTCGCCGATCACCGGCATCGGTGTCGTCACGTTCAACTCATTTGGTGGATTCGCGGGTACCACCGGAACCGCCACTCATCTCATGTACACCAACGATTACGCCGCCCCGGGTGGTGGCGGCTGGATCTCCTACCCCGGTGTGGGCGTCACCATCGCCGCTGGCGGCACGTGGTACGGCGCCGAAACGGTCACCCTCAACATCCCGTTGACCGCCGGGGTCACCCCGAGCGTTGTTGTCCGTCTGCTCTTCACTACGTCGAACTACTATTGCAAAGGCTCCCTTGTGCTGCAGGGTATGGCGAGCTCGAGCGGTTGGACGAACCCGTAACCGATGCCATCACGTTGGGAGTTCCGCGCCTACGACCTCGCCACCGGCGCCGCCCTCGGGTCGTTGCCGGTCGTGCGCTGGTCACATACTGAACGGCTGAACCAGGCCGGCGAGTTCACCTGCACGCTGGGGACCGACGATGACGACATCGCCCGCGAGGCGATCGGCGCCACCCTCGCCGCCCGCGCCGTCATCGTGCCCTACCGCGACGGTATGCCGGTCGGGTTCGGTGGCATCGTCTGGCGCCCCAACTACCCCGAGCTCGGCGGCGGTGGCCTCTTCTCGTACTTCGACGCCCAGACCCTCGACGCCACCAAGGTGTTCGCCGCCGTCGATCAGCACCAGATGGTCGTTGACCTCGTCGATTGGGTGCAGTCCCACGACGGCAACATCCGCGTGGTCACCTCTGACATCGCGGCGTCGGGGTTCCCGCGCGATCAGACATGGTTCGTCTGGGAAGAGAAGAACATTGGCGAGGCGATCCGGCAGAAAGCCGCGATCATCAACGGCTACGACTTCGATGTCGCCATCACGCCCGGTGCCAACAACGAGCCAATCCGTCAGCTCCGGTTGTGGACGCCGCGCCGAGGCCGCACGTATGAAGAGGGCATCTCTCCGGTGTTCACGTTGGCCGGCACCCGCGCCAACGTGCTCGAGGTGCCCGACATGCCGCGCGACGGGCTGAAGGCTGTCACTCACATTTACGCCGTTGGGGCGGAGATCCCGGATACAGACCTGGCGCCCAACCCGAACCGCGAGCGCATCGTCGCCCGCACGATCCGCACCGACCTGCTGGACGCCGGCTGGCCGCGCCTCGCCATCAAGCTCGACCTCCCCGACGTCAAAGAGCTGCCCACTCTGCAGCAGCACGCTGACGGATACGCCGCTCAGTACGGCGGCGCGGCGACCGACATCGTCACGCTGCACGTGGACCCAGACCACGGCACGTGGGGCTCGGGTACGTGGGACATCGGCGACGACTGCCACGTCGGCATCCCCGCGGGTGTAGCTCGTTGGTTGCCCGATGGCATGGCGATGAAGCGTCGCATCGTCGCCCGCACGTGGACCGTCGAGGGCGCCGCTGAGTCGCAGTACATCGACACCGAGGGCGACATCGACATCGACACCGACGCCCCGCCGACCGTCATCATCGTCCCCCCGCCTGACGTCCCGCCGCCCGTCATCGTCCCGCCAGACCCGCCGCCCTCGCCGGGCCCGACCGGAGACGGCTACATCGAGTTCTCTGGGGTGACCGGGAACTACGTCGCATGCGCAGACGACGCCGCCGACCCGACGGGCGACATCACCGTCGTCATTGATGTGGCTGCCGCCGACTGGTCGCCGGCCGCGCTGCAGACGATCGTCGGCAAGTACATCTCGACGACCAATCAGCGGTCGTGGGAAAGCCGGCTCGAGGTGAATGGCGCGCCGTCGTTCGGGTGGTCGTCAAACGGCACCAGCGTCACCCCGACGACGGGCGGCACCTCCACAAGCGGCAACACCGCCCTCGGCGCCCTCCCCGCGCTGTCCCGCGTCCAGCTGGCCTACGCCCTCGACGTCAACAACGGCGCCTCGTCAAACACGGCCCGGTTCTCGTTCCTGCCCGAAGGCAGCACCCCTGTCACCAACCGGCTCCTGGCAACCAACGGGGTGTATCCGGGCTATGCGGAAACCGGCCGCACCAACATGTTTACGTACGAAACGTACATGGGTGCCGGCAGCCAATACAAATTCGTCGACCAAAACATCGACTTCGTTGCCGCCAATATGACGGGCTCGATGTACGGCATCACCAACAACACCGGCGCTTGGCAGAACAACGGCACCGACGACGCCCGGCACGTCCGCCTGTGCATCACCGTCCCCCTGCGCAACGCCTCGACGGGCAACGTTACGGTGGACGCTGGCGTCGCCGCCACGATCCGTGCCGACCTCATCGCCGCCTCTGGTGGGTCGATGGATTCCAAGTGGACGATCTGCGCGAACTACCTGCTCAACGGTGGGCATGGCGACGCCATTCTGCGCATCGGTCACGAGGGCGAAATCGAATGGTACCCGTGGTCGTTCCTCCTCGGTAACGCCGACGTGTACAAGACGGCGTTCCAACGTTGCGTGTCAGTCTTCAAGGGGATCTCGTCTAGCTTTCAAGTCGACTACAACGTTGACAGCGATGCGAACCTTGCTTACTCAGGGTTCGCCAACGCCCTCGAGGCCGGTTACCCCGGGGACTCCTACGTCGACATCATCGGCGTTGACATGTACAACCGTGGCTCCTGGGCAACGCAGCTGTCGAAGCTGAACCAAGTCCAAGCGTTCGCCGTGACCCGTAGCAAGATGTTCTCGGTGCCTGAGTGGGGCCTCTGGAAGAACGAGACCGGCGACGACGTCACCTACATCGAGAACATGGCGGCCTTCTTCACCGGCCTTCCGACGACGGGCCCGGGCCGGCTGGTCTACCAGGGCTATTTCTGGAACTTCCCCAACTCGAACTTTGACTCCACCACGATCAGCGGCACCCCGTACTCGGCGCCCAATGCCAAGGCCAAATACAAGGAGCTGTTCTTCGCCGCGACGACGGGCGGCTGGACGCCGCTCGGCACCAAGACTGGGTCAGACACCGCCACTGCCTTCACGACGGCGATCTTCAACTCGACGTCCCCGATCGCTGTGGGCGGGATCAACGCTGGCGCCCTTCGCCCGTTCGTCGGCCGCGTCTATGACGTGTCGGTTCGGACCGGCATCTCAGGGACCGACACCCCCGGCGGCACCGAGGTCGCCGGCATCCGTTCGGCCGACATCCCCGCCGACAACGGCGTCACCGGCGCCGGCCAGACGTTCACGTCCGCCGGCCGCACGTGGACCGTGAACCGTGCCGGGTCCGCCAGCTCCGACACGCTGCTCGTGCCTACCGGCGTGACACCCGGCGAGCCAACCCCCTCGCTCACCGGGTTCTTCCCGATTGGTGTGAAGGACCAGCCGGCCGACGCCGTCACCATCAGCAAGTGGCTCGCCGCCGGCTGCAACACCTTCGTCGGCGTCCCGGCCGGCACCACCGTTGACTCATGGTCCGACGCCATCGAGGCGGACCGACGCGTCTACCAGATCCGCGCCCCGCGCCCCGCACTCACCGACGACGTCATCAGCGGCGTCCCGGTGCAGAAGCTGCTCGCCTGGAAACACCCCGACCGCCCCGACCTCTTCTCCGCCCAGATCGGCTCGGAGACGTTGCAAGCCACGTACGCCACTTGGAACGCCGTCACCGGCCACCCGCCGGTGCTTGTGATGGTCACTGGCCGCATGGACTCCCAAGACGCCCAGACGTACTCAGCGGGTGACAACACCACGTTTGGCGCGCTGTGGTATGGCGAGTACTTCGAGGCCGCCGACTGGATCGGCGAGGACCGCCTACCGGTGAACCAAGATGGCGCCCTCGTCGTCGGCGGGGTGTCGCTTGTCGGGGAGGCCGTCGACAAGCTCAACACGTGGTCCGCCAACTCAGGCAAGCCCCGGTTCGCCTACATCGAGTGCGCGGACGCGAACACCTCGGACGCCAATGCCGCGCCCACCCCCGACCAAATGCGTGGCGAGATCTGGTCGGCGATCATCCACGGCGCCCGAGGCATCGTCTATGTCCCACAGCGCACTGTGCCGGCGCCCCTCGCTGACGGCTCAACGGTGGCGCTGCGCGACGAGATGACGACGCAGAACAGCCGCATCACCGGTCTGCAGGCGGCACTGCAGAACCCGATCAACCCCGTCGGATTCTCGGCGACGGTGCCATTCCCGATGGAGGTCGGCTGGCGCGCCACCTCGACGCATCGCTACTTCATCGTGCTGAACCTCTCCGGAGCGACTCGCACCAGCCAAGCCATCGCGCTGTCAGGTGCTGGCGGCGCCACCTCGGCCGAGGTGTACGGCGAGACACGGACGGTGGGGGTGTCGTCGAATCAGATCGTCGACACGTTCGGTCCGTATGCATGCCACATCTACAAGCTGGCGATCTCTGCCGACCCGCCGCCGAACACCGGCGGCACGACCATCAACGTCTCGTCGACCACGGCCGGCGCCATCGCCACCGCCATCGCCTCGGCGAATCCCGGCGACACCGTCCTCATCGCCAACGGCACGTATCCGCCGATCGTCACCAGCAAGGTGAGCTCGGGCGTCGGCGTCACGGTCCAGGGCGCCTCCGAGGCCGGCGTGATCATCAACGGCGGCATCGTCTCGACCGGCGCTCAGTACATCACCTGGTCGACGCTCACCGTCTCCGGGTCGGTCACTGGCACGGCGTACCAAAAGGCTGGCATCTTCCTCCAGGGCACAGCGTCGCATCACCAGACGTTCGACAACCTGACCGTCAAGCCGACGTCGGGCCCGTTGTCCGACTCCTGCGGGTGCCTGTCGATTTGGGGCGGCGCCCACCACATCACCATCAACAACTGTGACCTCGACGCCAACCTGACCACCGGTGGCCAGTCCCGGAGCCTGTTCCTCTACGGCGAGGGCGGCGTGACCAGCGAGACCAACTGGTGCCACGACCTCGTCATCACGAACAACCTGCTGCGCAACGCCGCCACTGATTGCGTCTTCTTGTACGGCGCCTACAACGTCCGGTTCGAGCTGAACACCTTTGGCCCGACGAAGGTCAACGCCGACGCCGAGACGAACGACCAGATTCAGCTGCTCCGTGGATGGCATGACATCTCCATCATCAACAACACGTTCAACGGCGAGTGCAACGGGGCCATCCAAGTCAACGGGAAGAACGACTCGCTGTCCCTCGTCGCGTACGGGCTCACCATCCAGAACAACACCGGGGTCAACTTGCAACATGACGGGCTGGTACTCGGCGGCGCCCAGTCTGGCACCATCTCAGGTAACGACTTCTCGGACACCGACAACGGCACCGGAACCGGCTTCGGGCTGGTGCTGTGGGGTGGCGAGCCGGAGACGGCGGCGTCTGGCGCGCTGGGCGCGCCGGCCGGGTCGGTGATGGGGCAGAACCGCAACATGCAGATCGTCAACAACACCTTCGGCACCAAGTCCAAGGCCGTCGGGGATCAGACCGCTAACGGTGTGAACGGTAACGTGTGTACCGGGAATGACTTGACGATCTGATGGCTGACCCGACACCCGATCCCGGCTGGGCCCCCGACGAGGTCAAGGCGTGGCGCGAGCACCTCGCGGCGCTCGAGCTAGAGGAGCTCGTCGCCCCCGCCAGGCAGGCCCTCGCCCTCAACGCCGCCATCCGCGAGGACATGGCTACGTTCCTCGCCCTCGGCGCCACCCCGACCGCCGTGCAGGTCCGCGACCAAGTGCGCACCATCTCGCAGAGGGTCAGTCAGATGACGCAGGAGTTCGACGGTCTCATCAAGCTGATGCGCCACTACGTCACCGGGCTTGACGAGGTGTTCGAGGAGGAATCGTCATGACGCTTTACCCGATGGGCTACGGCGCCGACATGGTGACGATGACGCAGCTGAAGGCCCGGCACCTCAATCACATGGAGCCTGAGTTTGCTCGGCGCCTGTTCAACTGGATCGAGTCGAAGGGTGGTGACGTCGGCATCGGCGGCGGGTACCGGCCGCCGGGTACCCAGCCCAACAAGCCAGGGTTTGCCCCGCCGGGACTGTCGTTCCATGAAGGCCAGATCTTCGCCGACGGCACTAGGTGGTACTCGGCCGTCGACCTCGTGCATGTCAACCCTGGCCGCATCCACCGCGCGCCGACCGTCGCCGAGTGTCCGCAGCAGGGCACCGCCGAGGCGCTCCGCTGGGGCGTCCACATCAACACGTCAGAGTCGTGGCACATGCAAGCGGTACCGCAGGATGGCTACGCCACATGGGTCGCCCTCGGTCGGCCCCGCCCCCGCGCCGGCTACCCGATCCCCGACCTGCACCCCGACACCCCCTCGAACATGGAGGATGACATGGCCGCACTCTGGACTGCCGATGACGGGTCGTTCAACGGCTCGTGGTTCGCCGTCAACGGGACGAGCATCGGCGGCATCCACGATGTCGACATGGCGGCATGGATGCACGAGCACGGCCTCCTCGAGACGCCAACCCCGGTCCCCGTCCCCGCCTCATGGATTCAGGGCCGGCTCGACAACGAAGGAGCGTGACGCCATGTTGTTCCTGCTGTGGCTCCTCGCCGTGCTCCTCGTCGTCTGGGGCATCGTGAACATCGTTCGTGGCGCCGTCCTGTTCGGCATCATCCTGATCGTGGTGGGGCTGCTCGTCGGCCCAGGAGGAGTGTCCCTCTTCACCTAACGACACCCGAACAACTCGCGGCGGTCTCCGGTGGGCGGAGATGGACTGGGACGGAGAATGAACAAGTGGTACAGACCGCACGCCCTCACCCTGGATGAGATCCGCACGATCGGATTCATGTTCGGGCTAGGGGTTGTCGGCTTCTGGGTGGTGACGGCAGTCGTCATGGCGATCTTTCGCCCCGACGTCCCGCCCCCCGCCCCGAACATCGGCATCGTCGGGATCGTCGCGAGCCTTGTGCTGCAGCAGGCGTTCAAGAAGGACAACAACACCAATGGTGATACGTCGTCTACGAAACAGCCGGATAGTGACGGCGTACCGCCGGTCGTGGTTCGGCCAACACTCGAGCCCGACGAACGGCCGCCTACTGTCCATCACGATCGCAATGATCGCGTTGTGCATCGCCGTCCCCTACTGGGTGGTAGCCAATTCGCGAGCTGAGGACCGCGCCAACGCCGAGGCCGAGTCCCGCGCCGACGCGCGGGACTGCACCGCTCGCGTCGCCTCGGGTGTTGAGCTCAAGGCGACCTCGTTGGCCGGCGCCGAACACGCCGAGGACACCGCCGCTCTCATGGACTCGATCGGCGACATCCTCGTCTCGGTCAACCCGACCGGCCCGGCCATCATCGAGATCCGAGCCGAGATCGACCGTTACATCATCAACGTTGCCGAGTTCCGCGCCGTCGTCGAGCGGTACCACCCGCCGACGTTCGATGAGTGCATGGCTCGAGCCACCGCAGACAACAACTGACCTTGGGAGGTCGCCCCTTGTCCCGTTACTGGAAATTCATTATCGCCATCGTCGGCGCTGTCACGGCCCTTGTCGTCGCCCTCGCTGGTGACGGCTGGTTCGGCGACTACGGTCCTGTGGTGGTGTCGTTCGCTACTGCCATCGGTGTTCTGATCAAGGCGAACACCCCGCCCGGTCCCCAAACCCCAGAAGAGGTGCTCTAGCCATGCCCAAGTACAGCGTCAAGGTTGACGGCAAGACCGTCTGGAAGGGCGAGGGAGACGACTACAAGGTCATCCCCGCCGAGTACCGGGCTCGGCCCGGCGACGGTGAGCCGGCTCACGTCCTCATCGAGGATGGCGAGACTATCGGCGTGCAGCGCAGCGAGAACGACGAGGCCGCCGCGGCCGGAAGTGAGGGCTGAGCCATGGCTCTTGGATATGTGGTCGCCCTCCGCAACGGTCAGCTCGACGTCGTCACCACACAGCTCGGCACCTCGCCCAAGATCCGCCTTTACTCGGGCACGCGCCCAGCGACCGGCGGCACGGCTACCACGCTGCTCGGCGAGCTCCCGATGTCGGCCACCCCCGCAGCGGCCGCCTCGGGTGGCGTGTGGACGGCGAACGCCATCACCAACGACTCCTCGGCTGATGCCACCGGTACCGCCTCGTGGTTCCGTGCGCTCACGTCGTCTAACACGCCGATCATTGACGGCAACGTTGGGACCTCGGGCTCAGACCTCAACCTCAACACGACGTCGATCGTGACGGGTGGCCCGGTCGCCATCTCGTCGTGGACGATCACGGCAGGGAACCCGTAGTGAAGCTCCGCCGTTTCGCGATGACCGCTGCCGCCGTCGGCACGTTCGCGCTCGTCGCGACTGCTTGCGACG